AAACAACTACGCCAACGTATAGATGTTCGAACAAACTTGATGAAACAAGGCAAAATACCTTTCTCTCTATGGACAAATTGCCTAAAAGATGAAAGACGAAAGCTAAACAAAATAGCTGCCGGTGAAACCAGATGCTTTATGATGGCACCAGTCGACTTCACTATCGTATCACGCCAATACTTCTTGAGTTTTTGTGCTACTATGATACGAAATAGATGCTCATTTTTCTCAACAGTAGGCATCAATGTCGACTCAAATGAATGGACCCAACTTTACAATCGACACCGAGTTGTGGGTGATGAAGGATTTGATGAGGATTTCAAGAACTTCGATGGTACGGAGATGAGTGATGTTATGTTCTTGGTCTGTGATCTCATCAATCAGTGGTATGACGATGGAGAAGAAAATGCCACTGTCAGAAGGTGTCTTATGGAAGAGATGGTCCATACGAGGTCAATGGTTGGTAATGTTATGTACCAAAAACATCGTGGTATGCCTTCGGGAACCAACTTAACCGCCATCTTAAATACAGTAGCGCATGCTGTATATACTCGAATTAGTTTTCTAATTTGTATGCGCAAGGCACGACGTTTTGATTTAATATCAATGGAGGTTTACAATAAACACGTCGTGTGCTCAATGTTCGGTGACGACGGAATCATTACTGCCACAAAATTTATTCTTAAATATTTTAATCGACAAGCAGTAGCCCGCGTCTACAGCGATTTTGGCATCACATGTACCGATGCTGAAAAGACGGGTATACTCCGCCGAACAGACAACCTCCAAGATCTTACCTTCCTGAAGCGCAAGTTCGTACCTCATCCCGTTTTCCCAAATGTGATGTTAGCTCCTATAGTTGTACACACCATACACGAGCTCATCAATTGGATGACCAAAACAGCAGACGTGGAAGAACAACTTCGTATGAACGTGTTCGATGCGTTGCGCTTCGCGTACCATTATGGTGCGAAATTCTTTGAGAATTTCCGACAGGAAGTCGCTCTGAGCCTAAGAGCTGCTAGTTATAGCGGACCAAAATGGCACCTACCTATATGGGAGGAATATGACGAGCGATTTCTGAAAGAGTGGTTTGGATAAGAGGAAACTGATAATTTTCGACTTTTATGTGACGTTTCTTCTTCCTTATACAAGCAATGTGCCATAATGTGGTACATCTGTCTTTACATACAGTGTTGCCGTGTTTTTACACGTCTTCTTTTTGGATACTAGCTATACCTGACGTATGCGCCTTTTCCAACTAAATGTATG